TGGTGATTGCACTTCTATTGTGCCTCGACTGATCCATTTGCGTCCCGCAAGCCAGCGCGATCAACTGGCACATTTGTTCCTGCAACTCGCCAGCGAGATTGGCGGCAAGCGACTCCCGCACCGCCGAGTCAGCCAGCAGTTCATTACTCACCTCGCAGCCCACGCGCAGCGTGGTCAGACTGGATCGAGTCTCGGCATAGGCAAAGTTTCCAAATGTCAGCGCCGCGCCCTGCGCAAGCGATTGAACGGTTGGCTCTTGCGGGACGCCAGCAGTCGTAGCGATGCTCCTCATTCGATACGCGCTTGTCGCTGGCACCCGTGTCACGCGGTCCAGCAGCATCGTGTCGTACAGGCGAGCGCCGATCACGCTGCTAAAAGTCTCGATGATGTTCTGTGACGGCGTGCCGCCGCTCGGAATGCTTGTGGTGTCGAGGGCGCGAGTGTTGTCAATGATTGACATGGGGGTCATCTCCTAACGATCGGCGGAACAGCCACAAGCGGACGCAAGCGGATATATGCGCTTCGCTTCAATGCCTGCGCAGACGGCGAGATGGCAGCGTTGGGGTTCGCTGGCATTGCTACCAGCGACACCTCAAACAAATCTACATCAGTGAGAATGCGCTGCACCTGCCCGTTGTTCAACTTCAACTTCTGTTCTCGAATCGTGAATCCGAATGACATGGCATCGAGCGTGCCCGTGCGCACTAGATCGAATGCAGCACGCGAGTCGGGCGTGTCGATCATTCTGATCTCGACCTCCAGCCCGTGCTTATCTTCGCGCAGGCGCAGTGAGTCGTTCTTGGTGCGGGCAACAACGCGGTTCATATCGTGACCCAGCAGCGCAAACACATCAGGGTGCTCGCGCAGGGATCGCGCGAAAGCGCCGCGCTGCACGCTTTCGGTAACGCCAAACACTTCGTACTCGTCATTGAAGGTGGAAGCGTAGCCGCGAAGCATAGACGGCGCAGCGCGTTCCTTGTCCTCGTCATCGTCCTCGTCATCGCCCCAATACATGCCCTTGCGCGTGTCGTGGCGATGATGAATGGACATTCCTTCGTCTGCGCGGATGGAGAACAATGGGCAATAGCGGTACTCCAACTGCGGATTGTCGGTGGCGGCATCTCGTTCCATCATGCGTGACATCCTACTCGGGTGCAGGCGGCTGCATAGTGTTATGCCCATCAATATCCGCAACCCGATCGCGCCACGGCTGCATATCATCAGCCCGCGCCCGATCGTATGTTTCATTAGGCTCATCGGGGACGGCATCGGGATCGGTTTGCACCGCTGACGGAGGCGCTACGACATCGCCGCCATACGGGCTGCTGGCTGGCACCATATTGACTGGCTGTAGGAACACATCGCCATTCTCACCTATCGGGGCACGACCGATCTCAGCGCGAATCTCATTGACAGACATGAAGCCAAACTGCCTTGCGATGCTGAAGGCTCGATATCGAGTGATCAGGTCTGCTCGCAGCAAAGCATCAAACGATATCTCTGTTGTGTATTGCTCGTCTTGGCGGAACAGTTTGCGCTGCGCCTCGGCTTCGAGTCGCGCCGCCCAAGATGACAGGCAGTTCGTGACATACTCACGATTCGCCTGCTCCGCGCTTGCGTATGACTGCTTGTTCCCAACGCCTATGACCGATGGCGGGACACGGAAGATGGCGCAGATTTCCTCGCGCTGATACGACCGCCCCTCAAGGTATTGGCTGTCGGCAGGCGACATGCTGATGGCTTGATACTTCAATCCTTGCTCCAGCACGGCGACCGCGCCTGCACTGCTAACGCCGCGCATTCGACTTTCCCATGACTCGCGCATTCGTTGGACCGCTTCTGTGGATAGTTCCTTATCAGTCGAGAGAACGCCGCTTGGGCGCGAAGCGTTGCGCCAGTAGTTCGCGCCGTAACTCTCCGCAGCCAGCGCAACGCCAATCGCTTGCCGTGCGAGCGACACGGGCGAATAGCCCAGCACACCATCGGGCGACAGCCACATGAGATGGAAGATGTCATGCGCACTATAGACCGCTCGCCCCTCGCCTCTGATGCTGCTGTAGATGTAGGCGACCGTGCCATCATCCATCTTCTGAACAAGCATCATGTCGGGGCGGAGATAGTGCAGCGCGATCGGGCGACCATCCGCACCGCGCTCAATAAGGCTGTAGCCGTTTCCAGTCAGGCAAGCGCTAGTCAGCATCAACTCACGCCACACCATCGAACTTGTTGACGCATTCGCCTCTATGCGCAAGAGGCGATGAACGGGATGTGCTGTGTCTATGCGCTTGCCGCCCTTCTCTGTCGCCATCACGCTCCACGGCAGTTTCGAGAGTTCAGTCGCAATCGCCTGCACACACGCGCTGACCGTTGCGCAGTTGAGCGCCGCCTGCGGCGTGATCGCCTGTCCCGTGTCTGAATACTGACCCGTGTAGACCTGAACACCACTCGACAGCGGCGTACCAGCGGGCGTGTTCTCCTTCATCTTGCTGCTGACAGCCCGCTTGCGCTTCACAGCCATATCAGTCCTCGCTTCTCGTAGATGCTGTCGCGCTCCTTCTGATCGTGAACGCTTGCGGCTATTGCGATGGTCATTGCGATCACGGGATCAATCCTTTCAACGCTCCGCTTCTTACTTGGGCGCGGATTGCCCGCAGAGTCGGTATCCACAACGACATTTGACATCGACCAAGATAGAACAGGGTTGCCATCATGCGCAAGGGTCTTGCCCATGATTGCCCGTTCCAGCATCCTTGTCGGCGTTGCCAGTTGCAGGAACGATTGAGGACATCGTATGACTCGCAAGCCCTCCGCTTCCAGTTCATTGCCTATGTTCTGCGCGTTGTATGGATCGAAGGCGATGAGGCGGACGGAATGCTTGGCGGCTATTTCCTTGATCTGCCGCCGCAGAAATGAATAGTCGGTCGTATCGCCTGCCGTCAAAGTCAACCAGCCTCGCCGCGACCAGTCGAGATACGGCACAGAGTCCTGCTGACTGCGGCGCACCGCACCTTCTTCGGGCGCAAAGTTCCATGAGCGCACAATCAACTTGTCGCCATCTATCCATAACGCGCACAGCGATGTCAGATCAGTTGTTTGCGCCAAGTCGATTCCCATATAGCACGGCAAGCCTTTCAATGTCATGTCATCTACAGGCGGCTGCTGACAAGCATCCCAATCGCTCATACGAATCCATCGCTGAGATGTCGTGATGTGCTGACATAAGAAGTAGGTGCGGAACGCTGCCTCGTATGAAGGCTGATCCTGCGCTCGCTTTGCCTCGGACTTGTACCAGTCAACCGTTACGGTATGACCAAGCGAAGGGTTTGCGGTCGCCCATATTGCAGGCTCTGTCCAGTCTGCATTCATGTCGGCGTAGAACAGACATGGCAGGAATGCTTCGTTATGTACTTGCCCTTGCTGCACCTTCTGCGCATACTCAAACAACTCCCATTCAAGTGCATTCCTCAACACGCCAGCAGTCGTGATTGATAGCATCAGCGGTTGTCGCCTTGCGCCCATGCTCGTCAGGACAGCCTCCCACAACTCGCGCCGATCTTCCATTGCATGTATCTCATCGGCGATACATGCGGAGCAGTTCAATCCATGTGCGCTTGGCGCATCGGCGCTCAATACCTTGTAGACGCCATGCGTCATCGGCGCGACCAATCGTGCTTGATATTGTTCGGTCAGCCTTGTAAGCCTTGGCTCTTGCATTGCCATCGAGCAGGCGCGCTTCAGGCATAGCCTTGCCTGCGCCCTATCACGGGCGATGCCGACCACTTCGGGCGTTGGCTCGTCATCTGCAAGCAGGTGGTATAGCGCGAGCGCGGCTGCTAACTCAGTCTTGCCTGCCTTGCGCGGAATCAGAATGTGCGCTTGGCGATAGCGGCGCGTGCCATTAGGACGCAGCCACCCGTACAGGTTGCCAACAATCGCTCTTTGCCACGGCAGTAGCCGAAACGGTTGCCCAGCCCACTGCCCCTCGGTGAATCGGCACACCGACTCTACAAATGTGATTGCATGTCGCGCTGCTCGCTCATTCCATACTGATTCACGCGCCGACCCGATTGCGTCATAGGCTGGCAGCGTATTGAAAGCCTGCGCTGACCAGTCATCCGACTGCTCTTGCTCGACTGAATGTGAAGTCTTGCGCCTCGCCACGATCACTTTCTACCCGACTACGGGCGGCGGGAGTCATCCCGAACTCTGCTGCGTATCGCCGAATCATCAGACCATACTCAATCTGCATCGCCACCCACGGCGAACGCTTCATTGACACTACAGTCCCACTTGCATCTCGCACTGGGATCACTTCTCCTAGCCTTGTAATCTGCTCCGTTGCTCGCTGCCATCGGGCAAGATACTCGGCAAACTGAGCAAGCGCCATCGTGTCAACCGTTGACACAATGCGCATCGGTTGAAGGACATCAATCAATCGCGCCCACTGCCCTCGCGCTGCTTCGCTCAACTCGGGCGGCGGGTCAGGTATATGCAACGCCAGTATGGGTTCGTGCTTGCGCTGTCGCGCCTTATCTGATCCAGCCAGTCGCAACTGACTTGTTGGCTTCCTTGGTGGTCCGCTCATGCCGTGCCCTTCATTGCTGCTAGTGCTAGGAACTCTGCCCGTACTGCTTGTTCGCGCATGACGCCCAACATACTACAAGTCATCATGTCGGCATCAGGTTGTCGGACGCCCCTACAGCCCATACATGAATGATGCGCTCTTGTTATCGCTGCAACGCCTCGTGCGTCCGTTGCCGCCTGCAGCGCATTCGTCACCTGATGCGTCAGGCGCTCTTGCATCGAAGGTCGCCGCGCAAACATCTCGACCAATCGTGGTATCTTTGATAGTCCTATGACACGATCCTTTGCAAGATATCCAACCGTCATGGCGCCGCTGAATGGCAGCAAGTGATGTTCACAAAGGCTTGTGAAGCGGATATTGCGCACAAGGATCATTTCATCACATGATTCCGCGAAGGTGGTCAGCATCAAGTCTGTTGGATCGACACTCAATCCGCTCGTCATTTCTGCGAGTGCTTTGCACCATCTGCGGGGTGTGTCCATCAATCCTTCACGGTCGGGGTTCTCTCCAATGCATCGCAAGAGATAGCGGACACATTCATGCTGCAACGAAATGCTCGGGACGAATGGCTTTGCCGTCACCGCACTTGCCAAGCCTTGTGCATCTGAACTGACAACCTCCATGTGGGGTCCTTTCTTATCAAGTCAAGGCAGGTTTCCAGAGCCTTCCTGTCTATTGACAGCCCATTGAATGCTGGTGACAACAACTTGAAGTCTGCGGTGCATGTTGGCTTCGGCAACGATTGTCCTGCGCCGCGGACATACTTGACCTCATTTGCGGTCATCTGTCGTACAGCATGCTCCGCCACTTTCGGGCTGACTGTAATCCAGTCGATGCCCCTATTGCTTACATCAATACTGCCATTTGTTTCGATGGCGACACGCATACCAGCAGCATGCAGGGCATCGACAATCTCAGCGTCCGCCTGTAGCGCTGGCTCGCCGCCGCTCAACACGACCCATACATGATCATCAGCCACCTGCTCGGCAGTCAATCCAGTCGCCGTTATTGCTTCAGCGACCAACTCCTCTCGCGTCATTGCCTTGCCCGACTCGAACTCGGTATCGCAATCGAATCCACCTATGCTCTTTGCGCCTGCCTCCATTGCACAGCGCAAGTTGCAACCCGTGAAGCGAATGAACACCGACATCTCGCCAGCCCTCATGCCTTCACCTTGCGGCGAATAGAAGATTTCGTTCACGGTGTATCGCCTCATCTGCGTGGATACTCCTTCAGGTCTTCAAGGTCGGCATGGATAGTGGCACTATCGGTTTCCTGCAAGTGCAACGCAATACAGTACGGGACAGCCTGAACGCACTGATGGAGCAGGTATGCGGCAAGATTCTCGGCGCTTGTTGGGAAGCCAAACAACACGGTTTGGGCGCTGCCTAATGCTGCAGCGAGTGGATCGGTTTCATCAAGCAGTGTCATGTGATCAAGCCTATCGAAGATCGGCTTCAGCGATACATCTATCAACTCGAACTTCATCGTCACGCCATTGCCACTGTATGGCAGCCGAAGCAGCACCGCCACTCCATAGCGGTGCCCATGTAGGCGAGCGCACTTGTCATTCAGTCCTGCATTTCGATGCGCTGCATAGAAGCGATAGCGCCGTTCAATCATCATTGTCAATGCTCCGAGGGATTGCTTGTCATTACAAGCCTACATAATGAGCCCTTTGCTGCTGAACACAATGCGCTTTGCCAACTCACGATTGACGATTCTGCGCACCATGAAATCTGGCAGCCCGATCAATGGGAGTGAGATCGACAACTCCAACCGCTGCGCTTCTCGCCTCAGTGCGGATGGATGACAATCGCCATAACGATCAAATATCTTCGCCACGGCTCGACATCCTAATGCAACTTCCTGCGCGCCTTCCGATTTGGCAATGCGCATCAGATCGAAGTTTCGATGAACACGATCTACGGGCTGTTGCTTGATGTGCAATGGAACATCAATGATTGCTGCTATCTGCGTGACTGCAGCCTGTTCTTGTGCAGCGTAAGATTGACCATAATCGACAAACAGCAACGACCAACCCTTCAGCAATGCAACTGCTGCACTTTCCCATCCGCCGCTGCACAACACCAATCTAGATGTCATTACGATGCTCCTTGAAACGCCATTTGCGAGGCCAGCGCTTGCGGATTGGATAGAGCGGCATTTGTGCCATGATGCCGCCATGAGTTGGCAGATCGCACGCAATATGAATCATCACACCGATCGCCAGCATCGGGGACGCCAACCATGCAAACCCGATGAATACAAGGCTGTGCATTGCGCGATACCCGATCAGGTCGCGCTCTTGCAAACCTGCCGCATACTGCTTGAATCCGCCTATGCGCCGCAACGCCATTTCATGCGGAAGCCATGCAATATCGGGAAGCACGCACCCGACTGCCGCCAACGGTTGATCAATCACAAGAAACGGCAAGGCTGTTGCTATATGTGCAATCAAGTGCATCTGATTCGCTCTAGTGCCTTGCGCCACCGCATCGAACAGTATCGCGACCGCTTCTGATACTCCTCGACTTCGATCCAAAAGTCCTTCATGCAACGCGAACCAAGATAGATTTGTTTGCCAGTGTAACCAGCCCAACACCCCATTCCCGAAGGTGATAACACCCATGACGATGCATCGACCGAATCGAATGGCACAGCGTTGAGCATCTTGGGGCTTGTGAATGCAAAGCCATGCACGCGTTTGGGGTGGATGCGATTGAAGACTTGTTGCACCCATTCCTTTTTCTTTGGCAAGCGACTGCTTATCGCAATCTTTGGTCGCTGACATGCCCATTCAAGCCAACGCCAATCGCTACCTCCATGAAAGCATGGTATGGCGTCAATGCCTGATGCCCACATCGTTTCCAGATTGCGTTGTGTTGCTTGCGGATTCCAAATCACATCGAGTCCAAAGATTTCATCACATGCAAAGTCCTTGCAGAAGGCAATGTAATCAGATAGTGAAATGCTCTTGCCGCTGTTCCATGCGCTAAATGCGCCCGAATCTAATGCGACTTTGCCAAGGTTGTAGTGCTTCCTGTTTCGCTCGAACTCGCGAGCAAATGGAAAGGCAACGAGGATATCCACGGGAGCGCGATGCGAATGCTCTACAAGCGTTCGATGACCGCACTTACCCCATGCGAGATACACCACGGTCATGCAAGAAACCTTGAGGCAAGCAACTCAACGCAGCGCCCTTCGCTCATGTCGCGCGAGTTATCCGCATCTCGCAGTTGATTGACGGCACGCTCAAACACTTCGCGTTGCTCTTTGGTCAGATTGATTGGTCGTACCGATTCGGGACCGTCATTGTGAGGCTGCGGAAGGAAGTCTGAGTTCATCAACGGTTCTATCTCATGCGGTTGCCATCCGATGTCATTGAGATCGAATCCATTGCCTTGCAACTCCTCAAAGACTTGCGTCAACGCTTCAAAGTCCCATTCTGCAAGTTCTGCTGAACGGTTATCCGCAATGGCAAATGCCACTGCATCCTTGCCTTGTAGCCTGCTGCGTGAGACTTGAATGGTCGCCCATTGCAACTCGATTGCCGCTTGCAGAGTTCCATTGCCTGCAAGCACCTTGCCATCTGCATCAATGACGATTGGCTTCTGTTGACCGAACCTTGTCAGACTTGCTTTGATTGCTTCGATATTGCGCTGCGAATGCTTGCGCACATTAGCAGGGTCTTTGGCAATGGATTCAATGCTCACATCCTCAATCACCGCGCTCGTGCTGATCGCTTTAGATTTCTTCATCATGCGTTGCACTATACTTAGCCATTCAATCGTGTGCAAATGATTGCTGGTGTCCATTTGTCACTGCGCGTCTTGCTTGTCTCTCAAGTTCATATCGACTTACAAGGAATACATCCTCATCTGCTTTACTGATTCTCGGCGCTTTGCCTTCGGGTTCGATCGCTAACTTGACGCCCGTCCTTGCCTTGATGATCTTTGCCTGACCGCAATCGTCAATGACAACCACGATCGGTCGCACTGCTTTGTCTATCAACTGCAGCGCCGCAACACCATACGCTGCTGCATTGATCAACTCATGGGCTATGACCCAGCCATGAATCTTCGCCAACTGCCTTCGCATTGGTCGCATATCCCAACAGTCTTGCGCATCGACCGTGCCTATCCACGCAACATGAAGCACCACCGAAGCGTTCTCCTGCTTCTTCCGTTCGTTGACATCTGCTGGCGTCTTGACGGCATCATGGCATCGTTTGCATAGCGGTTGAAGGTTCTCCTGCGCATTTGTTCCGCCATCCTCAAGCG